ACTCAAAAAGACATTACAGGCGGCTGAACCAACGGAGTTTTTCGGCCAAGACTTTACAAAGATGGGTGACTTGATTGATGTCCTCAAAGACTTAGACCTTACTAAATCAGATAAAAAACTAAATAAGCGTATGAAGAGTATGGATGAGCGCAACCTTGATATTATAGCCACCGCTACCAAACTTCGTAAGGACTACGAAACCTTGTATCGACAACTTCGGGAAATGGTATATCCAAAGAAAAAGGGTGATTCAAAATGACTTGGTGGAACATAATCAAATCAAGAGGAATAAGCAGTGGTGGCGGAAAAAAGCCACCACCGAGAAAGCCATCTAAGAAAAAAGGCGGTAGAACCATACAGGGCGGTACTTATGAAGCGGCTATGAATAATCTATCATTAGAATATTCCAAAGGTAAAATGACTGTTAATCAGTATGTTCGTGAAAAGAAAAAGATTCAAAAGAAGTTTGGGAAGGATTAAAATGACAGAAGTAAATGAAGATGTATTGGCTATACTAAAAGCCCTAACAGAAAAAATAGAGCAGTTGGAACAAACTGTTTATAATAATGATAATCTATTGATGAAGTCCGGTCTTGTTGTAGCAACAAGTCCAAGTCCAAAAATGAATAATACAATAGGTGCATCAACAGGAATCGGAGATGTTTCTAATATGGAATGGTCTGATATTCATAAGATGGTTGAAAAGATAGGTGGACAATAATGCCAGAAAGAGTAACTAAAGAGGAAAGGCTTGTTAGCCTTGCTATCGAAAAAGCAAGAAAGGTAAAGCAAGAATTGAACGCTAGAAATGTAGAACCTACTCAAGTTAGGGTTATAGAAACAGACCCCGAACCTGTAAAGATAAAAAGACCTAAAGCAGTTAATGTAAAACCAAAAAACCAAACACAAAAGAAAGAAGGATATGGTCTTGGTGGAGAAACTACTGAACATAGGTGATGTTCTATGCCTAAATCCGGCCTTCTATTTGAGAAGGGTAAAGCCTCTAATGAAATCCTTCAATGTTTTGAAAGAGTAAGGGTCGCTTATCTTTCTGCAAGAACCGACCCTAAAGAGTACGGTTCAAAATGGAGAAGTGCCGTTGAATATCTTAGAGATAACTATGATGATTCAGATGAGTTTGGGGAAGAGTTGAAAAAGTACATTGATTCCAAAGACTTAGAAAATGAGGATGCTTTAGATGTTACTACCACTATTGCTGAAAAAATATTTGAATCAGTAAAAAGAATGAGATATGCTTCCGAGCAAGTTTCCGACCCTTTCTCAAAAAACTTCAAGGATAATGTTCTTGAAACATTATTAGAATCACCCGAAACAATGGTTAAATTCGTGCATTATGCTATAAGAAACGATAATAAAGCACTTAATCCCTCCATTTACAGCGTTAAAGATATGGAACCTGACACCATTACAGATGGTCTTATGGGACTTGACCTAGAGGTGGAAGATATATCCCTATATATTATCGAACATTATGGGGATGGAAAAGACTCAAAGAAGGTAGAAAAGAAAGTAAAGGCTGCACTCAATATGTTGGAGTTACTTTTCTTTTCTAAACATAATGAAGAAGAATGGGAAGAGTTAGAAGATATTGATATGGAAGTTGAAACTCCCAAAAAGATGATACAGAAATCAGAAACACAAAAGGGAAAAACTGATTTCATAACACCTAACAAACCCATGTATAGAATATTTGATATTGATGATATTAATGAATTGAAAGGCTTTAGTGGAGAGTGGGTTGTTCAAGAAAAGTATGATGGTATGAGAATACAACTCCATAAAATAGATGATAATATTAAGGTATATTCTTACAATGAAAAAGACATTACAGATAAATGCCAAGATATAGTAGATGCTTTAAAGAAGAAGCATTTCGGTGATTGTATATTAGACGGAGAATTGATACTGTTTGATGGTGAAGATGCACTTCATAGGGCAGATACGATTTCCCATGTCTTTAAAGGTAAATATCCCGATGCTAAACTAAAAGCACATATGTTCGATATTATGCGACATAATGAAAAGTCTATTGCTGATGAACCCTTGAGCGATAGAATGAATATCATGTTCAATAATTATTCTGTTCATTCGACAGAATATTTAAATTTCCCTTCAAAGAAAGATACTCGTATGGCGGATTCAATCAAAGACATAGAAAACTATGCAAAAGACATTATGGATATGCCAACATCTGAAGGTGTAGTGATTAAAGATGCTACTTCTACTTATTACATAGGAACACGAAAGAATCCTAAATGGATTAAGTGGAAAAAGTTTGTTGATTTAGATGTCATTGTACTAGATAAGAAGAGAACAAAAAGCAATCTTTATTCTTATACTCTTGGTATTGACATTGGCCCTACCGAAGAAGAGGCTAAACACATTAAAGAATTAGATGGTAGAAAGTATATGAATGTCGGAAAAGCACTCAATACTAAAATCGCCGTTGATGTCGGAGATATTATTAGAGTTAAAGTAGATGAAGTTAAGAAGAAAGGAGAAGCATATTCCCTTTATTCAGCAAAAGTGATAGAAGTGCCGGAAGTTGAAATGCCAGATAAATTAGTTACATTAGAGATGTTATCAAAAGACACAAAGAAATCTCTTAACTATGATGTAAAAGCATTAGAGAAAGGAGTATCTATTACTGATTATATTCATGGAGAAGCCAATATTATTATTAAATCTGATATGGATGGGTTTACTATTTACGGTTCTGAAGAAAACAATCTAATGTTTAAGAATGCCCTTGCTAATTTAGATGATTGGAAGCAACAGGCAGAAAGTATAATGAAAACTAAACAAAGTATATTAGCAAATGAAATATTAAATTTTTTAGATGACGGCCCTAAACCAATTAAAAAATTACATGAGCATTTATTAAAAGAAGTTAAGTCTGAATATGAAGATATAATTTTAGATAAAAATAAAAACTTAAAAGATTGGGCTAAAAATAGAGATGGTATAGAATATAATCCTAAAACGAAAGAACTGTTCCGTGACCCCTCTAAAGTACAAAAAGAGCCAGAAATACTGAAAGCATACAAAACTCCTAAAAAATATCAAGAAGGTAACTTTAAGATATATTTAAGAGATGATGAAAACTTAAATTTAGTAATTAAGTTAGAAGATGAAACTATCAATTGGCTTATTGATTTAGAAAAAGACGACGATATATTTAGATTATTTGGAAAGGCTAACAAATATCCTGCCCAAGTAGCACAGAACATATCCAAGAAAAAAGTTATTGATTCCGGTAAAATCAGATTAGGTGTTCAGAAAACAGGCTACCATGAATACTTCTTAGAGGGTAATAAGTTTGAAACTAAGATGCACTTCCGAGTAATTGAAACGGATGATAAGACAATGTGGTTGGCATGGACGGGCTATAAACAGAAACCTGCTGATAAAGAAGGTGATTCCGGTTTATGGAATATCAGCGAAGATAGGTACTCAAAACTATCATTGCCGAAGAAATAACCGATTTTATTATATAGTTAAAGAAGTACAAGGAAGGTTGAAAGACATGAGCATAAGTGTCATGGCAACAAGGAATGATGATTTTCATATTCTAAAAAGCCAAGACGATTTGATGATAGGGGGATATGCAAGTATTGAAGTCGTGGATAAACAAAACGATTTAATTACACTAAAAGCATTACAAACCGCCGTTAAAAAATTTATGGAAGATAAAAAATTCAGAAATGTAATGACAAATCATTCAAATGTTCAAGTTGGTGAAGTAATAGACTCTTATCGAGATAAAAGTGGAAAACTATGGAAATCAGAAGTTGATGATGTAGGATTTTTTGTAGTAATTAAATTAAGAGATGATATTGAAAAAGCCAAAGAAGTTGGAAGAGGTATTCGTAAAGGAACATTAAGGTCTTTTAGTATCGGTGGACAAGCATTACAAAAGGTAAAGAAAAGTCACGGTGAATTAGGCGAATACAACGAAATTAGTAAATTAGAACTCCATGAGGTAACAATCTGTGAAAAAGGAATTAACCCCGAAGCAAAGTTTGATATTTTAAAAAGAGATAAAGGAGATGAAAAAATGAGTGATAAACTTGAGAAAGCACTTGACGAACTTGATGTTCTTTTAAAGGAAGTCGAGATGTTGAGAGAAGGCGACGAATCAAAGGCTGAATATGCCGATGAATCCGAAATGACTGAAATGGCTGATGAAATGATGATGGAAAGAGCCGATGACGATGAAGAGGAAGATGAAAAAGGCAACTATGAAGAAGAAATGGATGCTGATAAAGCATACCTTCGTACTCTTGATGGTGCTGGAAACCAAATTGGTGAGCCAGCAGACAGAATCGTTATCAACAACGGAAAACCAACTTCATCAGATATGCCGGTAGTAAAAGCATTTAGCAATGGTGAGTTTGATACTCTAAACCTTTCTAGTGCTAACATTGAAAAGGCATATGAAGCATTCCGTCAGGAACAACTTGAAGCACTTGCATACGATAACCTACGAAAGTCCTTTGAAACTCGTTTTGAGTCAGAAGTGACAAACCGTGAAGATATTCTAGCAAAGGCTAACTATGACGCACAGGCTGAAATTACTTCCATGAAGGAAGAGTTTAGCGAACTAAGAAAATCTCTTACTGCTGAAAAGGATTCTATCATTAAAGCACAAGAAGAGTCAATAATTAAGATGCCAAGCATTGATGAGATTTCATCAATGGATTGGTCTGATATTCACAAAATGGTGAATGGTATTTGAGGTGATTAAGATGACAGGATATATTAACACAATAGCAGATTTAGAAGCACAAACATACGGAATGAATCTACCTGCTGGTAATGCTTTGCTAAAGCAAGCCGGTATGGTTGGTGGAATACACACAGGACATGACGGTTCTCCGTCATTTAGCGGTTCAGCCGTTTCTGATGTATCAGCACTATACAATGTCGTTTATGGACAAAAGGTTTGGTCTATGCTAAACCGTGAAGTAAATGCACTTTCAATGATTTCAAAGAGGCCATACACTTCAAGCGGTTGGAGAGTATTAAAGAGCAGACCTGCGGGTGGCTCTGGTAATCTCTTTACAGTTGATAAAGCAGATACTTCCCTTACATTGGGAGAATTGGGTTCAGATTCACCAAGAGCAGACGCAATTGGTGGTGTACCGGAAAATGCAGGTCTTTCAACCGCACAAGATGGATTGGGGCCAATTGCACCAACTTATGCTCAATTGAACATGAGTCCTAAAGTAGTTGCTCATCAATTTGATTTCAGTGAGTTGGCTATGGAAATGGCACAGATTGACGATGGAATTGGCGATATTAGAGCGCAAATGCGTGAAGATATGGGTAAGCACCATGCAGAAGTACAGAACAAGATGCTTGTTAT